TCTAAACGAAACCTCCGGCTGGTCAAAGATGCCCACTCAAAATGTGAAATGGATTGTGTGATGGACGAAAACAAACTCAAATCAATCATTGATGCGGAGATTTCCAACAGTCTCGGCTATTTGGAGACCGAAACCACTGAACAGCGTAGGGAAGCACTGCAAGCCTACCTCCGGCAACCATACGGCAATGAGGTAGAGGGCAAGTCTCAGATAGTCACGGGTGAGGTGGCAGAGGCCGTAGACGGTTCTCTCCCGTCATTGGTGCGTATCTTCTCGGCAAGCGATGAGGTGGTGAGGTTTGAACCCCGTGGCCCAAATGATGAGGCCGGAGCAAAGCAAGCCACCGAGTATGTGAATTGGGTTTTCAATCGTGATAACGAAGGCGTGATTATTCTTCACGATTGGTTCAAGGATGCGCTTCTCCAAAAGGTCGGTGTCGTTAAAGCCTATTGGGAAGATAAAGAAGATGTCATCAAAGAGAAGTACCGCGATCTAACTGAGGACGAACTCGCCATGCTGATGAGCGATGGCACGATGGAGATCGTTGAACAAGACACACAAGAATTCGATCAGATGACCCCAATGGGGGCGGTGAAAGTCAAGATTCATGCTGTGACCGTCTCAAAGAAACAAAAGACGGGCCGTGTGGTGGTCGAGAATGTCCCACCGGAAGAATTCCTAATCTCAAAGAAGGCTCGGAGAATTGAGGGTTCGCCATTCGTTGCACACCGTAAGCTGATGACCCGTAGCGACTTGATCGCAATGGGCTTTGATGCTGACATTGTGGACGGTATTCCTTCTAGCGACTCACTGACCTACACGCCGGAGCGACTCGTTAGGTTCTCCAATGGTGAGCAACCGGATGACTCCACAAGCATGGATGACTCGATGCAAAGTGTGGAAGTGTTTGAGTGTTACCTACGGGCAGACATGGACGGGGACGGTATCGCTGAACTGCGCCAAGTGTTCTATGCTGGCAACGAGATTCTGTCAGACGAAGAATGCGACTATGTGCCATTCCACTCGATCTGTCCGATTCCAATCCCGCACAAGTTCTTTGGTCAATCATTGGCAGACCGGACTACAGACATTCAGCTACAAAAGACCACTATCACCCGTCAGATTTTGGATAACCTCTATCTGACAAACAATGCTCGGGTGACTGCTGTAGACGGTCAAGTTAACTTAGATGACTTGCTGACAGCTACTGCGGGTGGAGTGGTGCGGATTAAGTCTCAAGGCGCAGTGCAGCCTTTGAATGTGCCTCCCGTTGCGGGACAAGCATTCCCGATGTTGCAATATCTCGACTCTGTGGCACAAAAGCGCACCGGAGTGACAGACGCTTCACAAGGGCTAGACCCCGCTATTTTGCAGAATGTGACTGCTGCGGCTGTGGCATCTATGCAAGCGGCTGGTGCGGGTAAGGTCGAACTGATCGCTCGAATCTTTGCGGAGACGGGTGTTAAGTCTCTGTTTAAAGGGATTTTGCATCTGCTCTGTAAGTATCAAGACAAGCCCCGCATTGTGCGGATGAGAGGCTCGTATGTGGCCTTTGACCCGCGTGAGTGGTCGAATCAGTACGATGTGGATATAAATGTGGGTCTTGGTGCTGGCAACCGTCAAGAACAGATGGCGATGTTGCAAATGGTCTTGCAGAAACAAGAGCAAGTATTGGGACAGATGGGGCCAGCTAACCCATTGGTGAGCATGGGACAGTATCGCAACACTCTCGGTCGGATGGTGGAAGCTGCCGGATTCAAGGACAGCGCAGAGTTCTATAAGGCCATTCCTCCGGAACTCGATCAACAATTGAGCAACCCACAACCGCAAGCCCCGCAAATGTCGCCGGAAGCACAAGCGGCAATGGCAAAGGCTCAAGCGGATATTCAGAATCAACAGATGAAAGCACAAGCTGATATTCAGTTGGCAAGGGAGAAGGCTGCGGCTGATTTGCAGCTACAGCGCGACAAGTTCCAAGCCGAAATGTTATTCAGAAAGCAAGAGTTTGAAGCAGAGGCCCAATTGAAAGCAATGAAGGTAGGGGCAGGGATTACCTCAAACATTGAGATTCCGGGGTAATGCATGGCTGATTCAAACATCATCTATAGCCCTAAGTTTGGGCCTTTGGATTTTTCCAATGATGTATGGGCAAGAGCATATAGAAGTGGTGACGGTTCTTCACGAACTCAAACTTTTGCTATTGCAATGAATTTTGGCGGTAAGGAATACGCTTTTATTCCGGAAGATAGAATTCAAAAAGGATGGTATGCCGATGGGCAATATAACTACTCTCCGGCATTCCTAAACGAAAACACGATTAAATCTCTTGCTACAAATGCTGAGTATATTGACTTAACAAAAGCACCCGTTCCAAGCGGATGGGCAAACGCTGACTCGCGAGTTAAATCAGAGGATATTAAAACCTACGGCGACTATCTATCAAAAAGCACAGTTGGCGCATCTCCGAAAGGGTTTTTAGTACCCGTTGAACAATTGGGAAACTACTTCCCAACATATACATCTCTTGCCCCAAAGTTTGGCGCAATCACGGGATTGGCTAGAGACCCCGACACGGGTGAATTGGGTTATGCAGCTACAGGCTTGGGCAACATTCAAGCCCCCATCGCAAAAGTTGGTTCTGTTGGGTACTACGAAAAGCCAACGGGATTTTTGGCTGATCTCGGTCGGTCGATTAGGGATATGGGGCCAATTGCCACATTAGCCCTTAATTTTGCTGTGCCGGGGCTTGGAACCGGAATTGGTGTAGGCCGAGCAATTGGACTTGGCGACATTGAAGGCGCAGCCAAAGCCTTAGTGATTGGTGAGATTATTGGTCAAACTGGTGTTGCTCAAGATGTTGCCAATGTAACGGGTTCGGGTGCTTTGGGCACTGCGGCTGCTGGAACTGCCGGAGGGTTACTAGCAGGGCAAAATCTTGAGCAAGCAGCAACTACGGGGGCTGTACAAGGCGCAATAAGTGGTGCTGCTGGAACCGTTGCAGAGAATCAAGCGGCTGATTACATCGAGAATCTTCCCATTCCCGATTATTTGAATGTAACTACCCCACCAACGAGCGCAGATGTAATAGCGGCATTTCCGGAGACAAATCCGAATTTAGTTGAGGTAAGTCAACCAAATCTGACCTCAAATCAAATAGATGCGGCACTAAGCAATCTAACGGGTGGCTATACGCTTGGCGGCACGACTGAGGGCATCACTGCCACATTGCCAATCACAAATGTAACGGGCACAGAACCCATTGATTACACGCTGAACACCATAACTGGTGGTGAAGGCTTAACACTGCCAACAAGCCCTAATTTGGAAAGCATGGGCGGTGGGCAAGGGCTAACCACTGCGGTGACGGGTGGCGTATTGAGTGAAGCGGGACTCACTCCAACGGGTAATGTAACTCTCGGAGACGCAACATCATTTATCAATACTGGTGCTCCGGTAACGACAAATAAAACCTACACCTACGATGATGGAAGCACCATCACGGTTGACAAAGATGACAACATTATTGGTTATACAGATGCAACCGATACGGAATACACGGGGGTGGTTGAAAAACCGTCAAACCCATTAACCAAAGCGCAGATTGAAGGATTGATTAAACTCGGTTTAGGTGTTTTTGGCGCATCACAAGTTGCTGATGTGGTGCGTGATGCCATATCTAGCGGGGACGAACAAACACAGACCGGATTCCCATTCACTCCGAGCGACATATCCGGATGGGCACGACCCGAGTACACACAGACATTTCAAGGCCCAATAGACCTAAACTCACTGTTTACCACTGACAATCTGTTGGGTGGCACTCAATGGGCTGGACTGCAAGGCAATCAATTCGCCAATATCCCGCAAGTATCAATGTCAGACTTCATATCGAGTATCCAAAATGGAAAAGTTTGAACTTGCCAAAAATCTGCTTTCCGATGAATTCTTCTTAGAAGAAATGGAAGCATTAAAGCAATCTGAATTGCTGAATATAGTTAACTCTGCGCCGGAAGATATTGAAGCGCGAGAACTTGCATATTTAAAAATTCATGCTTTACAATCAATTAAAGGCCACTTTGAATCAATCGCATCTACGGGGATAATTGTGAAGAAGCGGTGGAAGATTTTGTAATCGTTGATTACACCGTGGCACTCGGTAAGTGCTGACAAAATGGGTTAGAAATGAGTGATAACACGGCTCCGCAAGGAAGTGAATCGCTGAATGTGGAACAAGCTGCTTCTGCATTCTTTGGGTTAATGGACTCTGAACCGAACGCCGAAGGCCAAGTCGAACAGAGTGCAGATTCAGAGAATGAGGAAAGCGTTGATTCCGAGTTGGTGGATTCTGAAGAAGTTGAAACAGAGCGAGCGAGCACTTTTCGTGTCAAAGCGGCAGGGGAAGAACGCGAAGTAACTCTCGATCAACTTATTGAGGGCTATCAACTTGGGGCCGACTACACAAAGAAAACCCAAACGCTTAGTGAACAACGCCGCGCTGTGGAAGCAGAACGGTCGAAGATTGACGAAGCAAACAAGGTAAGAGATCAGTATGCTCAACGCTTGCAGATGATGGAACAATTCCTAAGTCAGCAAACGAAGGGTGAGAATTTGGATGCTCTGAAGGAAAGTGACCCAATCGGGTATGCGGTTAAGGTAGCAGAACAACAGCAACGCAAGGAACAACTTGCAGTTTTGAAGGCAGAACAGCAACGCATTGCTCAACAGCAACAAGCGGAACATTCTGAAAAACTTCAAAGCCATATTGCTCAAGAAAGCCAAAAACTTTCTAGTTCTATACCCGGATACGCAGACCCAAAGGCTGGCGACCAAATCCGCAAGGATATTAGGGACTACGCCAAGTCGATAGGGTGGACTGACCAAGAGTTAGCCAATGTCTATGATTCTCGCGCTGTTTTGAGTTTGTATCACGGTATGCGTTACGCTGCTTTGCAAAAGGGAAAGCCGGAAGTATCTAAGAAGGTACAAGAAGCACCCCGAATGATGAAAAGCGGAGTATCTGCGCCGAGAGACAATCAAGAACAGCACAAAAAAGCAGTAGCGCAATTGCGTAAGACCGGAAAAATCCGAGATGCCGCAAGTGCGTTTGAACGGTTCGTTTAATTTAAGGATTCAATCATGGCAACCTACCAAACCTATACCTCCATTGGTCAACGGGAAGATCTTTCCGATGTTATCTACTCGATCTCACCAACGGACACACCCTTCATGTCGTCTATCGGTAAGGGCAAAGCAACCGCTACCAATCACGAATGGCAAACCGATGCTCTCGCGTCTGCCGTCTTGACCAATGCAGCAGTTGAAGGCGATACCGCTTCTGACGCAACTTTGGGCGTGACCACTCGCGCTGGTAACAAAACTCAGATCAGCCAAAAGACCGTGAAGATTTCCGGCACTTTGGAAGCTGTGGACAAAGCAGGACGCAAATCTGAAAAAAGTTATCAATTAGCGAAAGCAAGTGCAGAAATAAAGCGCGACATGGAGACCACTCTGTTGTCAAATCAAACAAGCACGAACGGTAACTCAAGCACTGCTCGTAAGTTGGGTGGTTTGCAAACATGGCTGGCGACCAACGGTGACTTTGGAACTTCCGGTGTTGCTGGCGCAAGCGGCACGACTGCTCGCACCAACGGCACTAACCGCACCTTTGACGAAGCCACTCTGAAAACTGTGGTGAAAGAGGTGTATGCCTCCGGTGGCAATCCCAAAGTGTTGATGGTCAACCCTGCTCACAAGCAGTTGGTCTCGGCCTTCACGGGTATCGCTGCACAGCGTTTCATGGCTCCTGCTGATGCTCCTACGACCATCATCGGTGCGGCAGATGTGTACTTGAGCGATTTCGGCACGATCTCTGTCGTTCCCAATCGTTTCATGACCTCTACCAACACTTGCGATGAAGCTGCCTTTGTGTTGGATACCGACATGGCCTCTGTTGCCTATCTGCGACCCTTCCAAACCAACGAGTTGGCTAAGACGGGTGATGCGGAAGTCACTCAGTTGCTGGTGGAATACACCTTGCAAGTGAACAACGAAGCCGCACACGGCATCATTGCTGACTTGACTCCCTAAGAGTGAATGCCCCCATGTTTAACCGCATGGGGGTTTTTCTATGACCGAGTTTCGTAAATCTGTTGCTCACGCCGATGGCGATGGCGGCATCGTTATTGAGACACGCCAAGATGTAACAGCGAACATTGAGCAAAATCTCAAGGAATTCAATTCCTATGATGAACGAGCAAAATGGTCGGATGATATGTTTGGCAACAAGATCGCTTCAATCCCATTGACGGTGATTGATGACCTAAATGCAAAAGGCATCATGCGGGGCTTTGCTGTGGTTGATGAAAAGCAATTCAAGGCATGGCTTAACAGTCCGGACAACCGATTTTTTAGAACACGACCGGGGCGCGTATGAGCATTGCTACATTCTCTGAACTGAGTACAGCGGTAGCCAACTATTTGGCCCGTAGTGAC